GTACTGGCACAGTAGGTGAATAGTTCATATGTTTAAATTTGATCCTATTCAGGTAAGTTAACCAGACGATTACAGTATCATCCTCATCTATCTTTTGATAGTTTTCCAATATCTGTTCGAATATATAATCATTACTGCCCCCATTCATACCTAAATTTACCAAGTTTAAATTTAGATGCTGGGCAACAATATTAGGCCATTTTTGTTCATCACTTACCACATTGTATTCGCTAAGGGTGTGGCTACAGCCTACGGTCCATAATTTAGGCATCTTCCCCCTCAGTCAATAAATTCATATGAACCATTACCAGTTGAGCATAACCATAGGCGTGTGCTTTTTTAAAATAATAACCTTCTGCGGGCTTCAGCCAAATTTCATCATTTATCTGCCGCCAGGTCTTGCCTGCCAGGTACCGTTTGCTGGGCCTGATCAGTGCCAGCACCATCGCCAATTTGTCCATAGTATCAGGAAAGTGCTGCTGCAATAGATCATAATGAGCATTCAAGTGTATCAGTTTGCCAACAAACTCCGGATCGCGTAATCGTGTCCAATCTGGATCACAAGCAAGCAACTGATCAAGATGAGCCACATCGCGTATCTGATTATAAACGTGTACATTCAGTATATCCAGTTTTATATATCCCAGCTGTTCTGCGACCTGATAGTCCATGTTGCTGAGACCCGTCAGGGGATCGGCTGGTATTGGATTCACATATATGCCGGTGTTGTGTTTGCTGACGACACCATCTCTGTGCATACTGGCCGGAGTATGTGAGATCAACTTGAGTAGTCGTTCTCTATCGCCCACATCTATGTCAATGTCGAAACTCATCGATGGCCTCCTGCTGATCTTTTATGGTGGGATAACGATATTCTGTCCAGCCGCGCCGCATCATATCACATAGCCAGTGCCACTCGCTGTTCACATATACCGGATACCAGGCGAACCACAGCCGCCAGCGTAGTTCTGGTGGTATGCTGTAGTCATATTTGCTGCTGCTGGGATGTGGTCCTCTCATAGTCCTGCTTGCTCCAAAATGTGTTTGGTCATGGCTGTATCTGCCGGATAATCTTTCAGCTTGCGTTGCCAGTATTCCGGATCTATCCAGCGTATTATAAGACCTATCTGCTCGTCTGTCAATGTTTCCATCTTCTCGATGCCGCTGTCGCTGCAATATATGACCCAGGGACTGATGCGACCATTCTGCACGTGCAACACGAACCTGCTGTTGCTGATCACACGGAAATAGTCGCTGAACTCCGGAGGTTGTTCCGGTTGTTGCGCTTCTTCGGACCATTCCTGCATGGTCAGGATGCTGCGTTCCAGCGCATCTGTGGCAGATTCGGTACGCAGCAGCTGAAACAGATATGCATCATATACTTTATCTGAACACCAACGATCGATCTTGATCTGCTGTTTAAGCACATGATTAATAAACTGGTTGGTATTGACTGCACTGATGCTCACACAGTGTCTACCAAATTTGACGAATGCATTGTAAAACTGGTTATTGCAGAAATCTTCATAGGTTTTTAACTTGGCCGAGCCCTGGGTAATTTCATAAAACCTGATCCAGGCCATAAAACCAATCTGCACACCGTTTTCTGATTTCTGCAGGGCCCGGCGTTTTGGCTCACACTGATGCACAGCCAGCGTGGTTTCCTTGACAAAGCCCTGTCCACAATAACGACACTTGTGCTCGCCTGGTTTTACATCTGCTGCTGCTTCTCGTATAAGTTTGTGTAGTTCGCTCACATCCACCTCAGTGCATATATCACCGCATCTTCTTCTACTTCAAAGTATATATGTTTGTGGGTGTAATAGAATCTGCCCACTGTGTCTTGATAAAGCCATATGTTTAGCTCATCATCCATATAAAAATCATCTGGACCAGGAACTCTGATCCAGTCTGCTATATCATCAGGTGGTAATAAAACGTGTTTACGTCCTAGAGACATCGTGCAAAACTTTAGCCTGCTGCAGGGCATCTGTAACAGTGGGATTGGGATTGCTGAATACAGGCCCCCACTGCCGCCACCACAGCATCAAATTGTGTAATTCAGAATTAGCCATAATCTGTAGTTGCACCCCACCGTGAACGTCGTTAATGGTGCCGTAACCCAAATTGGGATCAACGTGAAAATTCTTGATCGTCATTTTAGTGCCTCCTTGATCTTTTTATCTTCCCAACCCAGATCCTGTAAATATTGTTTGAGCTCTGCATCTGATATAGTGTCTGCTAAAAGGTCAGCGTCAGACAGTTTAAGGTCAGGAAAGATCTGGCTGATCAACTTGCCACGTTTGTTCTTGGCTTGCTTGCCTTTAAATGCAATCCATTCGTGTTTGTGGACCCCCATTCCGGGACTGATCGTGGTCAATAACAACCATTGCAGTTTGGGATGGCGGCTTAGATTCCAGAAATTGCGATTGACCTGTTGGTTGCAGCTCTGTACATAATAGCTTTGTAGTTCACCGCTGTTACCTGCCAGGCTGGTTCCCCAACGCAGTGCCAGGTATGTGCTGAACTTTTTCTTTTCTTCGTCGTTGAGTTCATCGTAAAATCCACGATTCTTACGATCAAGCTGTGCCATTTCATTGTTGATGTTTAATTTGTCTGACATATAATTATATTATTACACAATGCGTTGAATGTCAATCAGTTCGCTAGCTCGGCTTATCTCTTTGACAAAATAAGCACAGATGGGTTTGGGACCATCTGACAGGGGAACACACAACAACTGACCATTTTTTATCTTGGGAAAGTACCATCTAACATCCTGGTAAACATCAGTGATTTCTATGGGCATAAATGCTGCACGGAAACTGCTGATGGGATTAAACGTGAATGCTTCAAATCCTCGATCGTTGAGTTTACTCAGTGGTAGTGCTTCTAGATCACCGATCTCGGCCTCACCGATAAGGATTCGCCAGTTGTAGGGCATCATGATCTTATAATCTCCGATCTTTAACATCAGAGCCGGATCGTTAAAACTTTCTAAGAATACCAGGGGCAAGAAGTAGTAGTCTGGATCAGAAGGATTGCTGTTGTCTAATACACAGAATCTCATATCGTCCACCTGTTCTGGCAGATTATTCATTTCGAACACTGTGTTTTCAACCGTTAAAATTCTCAATTTCTTTTCCTTTATTTTTTATGTGATTGTAAAATGATCAATTATTAGTTTGCTTTGTATCTGCTCCACAACCTCTGTTTGTCCTGCGACGCGGCCAGAACCATAGTGGCACCGTCTGTAACTACGTACTATTTCGTAATCTCCCGGTTCAGGCGTGGCGCCATTATCGTACAAATAATCATTAAGAAAGAAATCGGTCAATGAGATTATATCAGGATCTCGCAACAGATGCTGGTAATTTCCAGCATTTTTGTGGATATAATCTGCGAACTGATCATCGGCTGTATTGAATATCAGATAGTTGTGCCCCAGGCTACGTAGCCATCCGGTCATAGTGGTAATTTTTTGGGCGTTCCTGTGCATATAGTAGCTGGCATTATCTGTTATGTGACGGAAATGCTGACCCACGTATTCACTGGATAATTGCTCTGCGCTGGCATTACCGTGATTGTAATTGTTTATATCATAGCTGTTATCCATATGAGTATAGGGTAATTCGAATCTGTACCAAAACGTCAATCCCCACACCAATAACAATCGCACAGGTTGATTCCTCAGCACTGTATTGATAAGCACTCTTTCATGATTTGATAAAGAGGATCCACCTGATGCCAGATTGGTAATACGAGCTTGGGGAAATGCCCGGGATAACTCGTGTATCATCCCCTCCCGTTGTTTAAGTTCTGCCCAGTTTCCATAAGAGTGCATATAGCTGCATCCCAGGATGTATATATCGGTATAGTCTTCCATCATTTATACGCCACCTTTTCCTGTGTGAAAGGATAGTTGGCTTCGCGATAGAACTGCTTGCGCTGTGTAAGATGTCGTTTGGCAAACTTGCAATCAGCGGTTATGTCCCAGATCTGGACGAAGTCCTTGTCCTCAGCTTTGCGGATGCCTCGGCCGATAGACTGGATAACTCTGACAAAGCTCTTTCCCGGTTCCAGCAGTACCAGATTAAAAATACGAGGAATGTTAATACCCACAGCAGCAACTCCATAGGTAGCGACAATAATCTTTCCAGTGCTGGTGGCAATTTCCGCATATTCTTCCTGCCTGTCTTTGTCTTTCATTTCGCCCGATACGAACACGCTATCCGGCAGTCTAGCCACCAGTTCTTCTCCGGCGCTGATACGATCCACCAGCACCAGTGTGTTACCTGTCTTGTTGATCTGTGCGATCAAACCTGACAGATAGTCCAGCCTGTCGCTGTTGGTGGTCAGGTACTTGAGCTCATTCTGATAGTTGGTAAATGCGCTGTGCTCCGTGGTCTGCACAATGTTCACGTGGCAGTTGGCCAGCACACCCTTGTCTTGCAATTCCTTGGCACTGAGTTGTCCGATGACATCGCCCAGGCTGACTAGCAGTGCTACTTTTTCAAAGTCCTGTTTGGGTATGGTTCCTGTGAGTCCCCAACGGATTGGTATATCTCCCATTACACCAGTGAGCAGTGTTTTAAGCGCATCAGCTTTGGCCATATGCACTTCGTCCACTATGACACAAATCACACCAGCCAAAAATTCCTGTATTGTCACTTCGGCTTCGTGGTTCTGTGTGTTTTTCAACATTATGTTCAGGCTTTGCCAGGTGCAAATGGTATGCGTCTTGCCCAGCTCTTTGCGATCACCGAAGTAAACACCTGCATCCAGTTCCAGATTTTTGTAGTCTTTCTCGGTCTGTGTCACAAGGCTTTTGTTGGGCACGATGACGATACTGCGTCCATAGGGCTCAACCATATTGCTTAGTGCAGCAGTCATGATAGTTTTGCCAGCACCAGTAGCCACCTCTTGCACACACTGCGGATTTTCCAGGAAGCGATTGATGATATCGATCTGATAGTCGCGCAACACTATGGGTTTACCAGCTTCAGGATGGCCCACTGGCCACACCTTGTGGCTGAATGTGTCCTCGTCCACCTGTGTGAACTGGAAAGGATCACGTGCAGGCCGCTGATCTTCCAGTTCGAAGTCCCAGTTGCGCTCGCTCAGATACTCTATGATCTCTGGCAAGTGATTCACGAAACCGCTGCCGCCCAGCTGGAAATAGGCCTGCTTGCCATCCCATCTGCCCAGTCTCACAGCTGGCAAGTGCCGGGCATTGGGCACTTCGTACTTGAACTTTGTGACAAGGCGTCGCCTGGTGTCCAGATCCAGACCTTCGATCTTACAGTTGACTTCGTCTTTGATAATGATTTTACACAGCATTACTATCTAATATAATGGTTTTAGATTACAAATACGATAAAAAAACACCGCCGTTGCGGTGTTAGTTTGCTATCTCTTCTTTGATGTTAGGTCGTCTCTCTTCCAGCTCTTGTAGCACTTTGCTGGTCAGTTCTTTCACAGATACATCCATTCCAGTGTTTTCATTTGTTCCTGCCAGATAACCTTTGGCTACCAACCAACTCACTGTCTCATATACACCGTATTGATGGCCGCCACAGATACCTTCGTGATAACCGCGACGATAATTGAGGTAGATTCCCACCATAAACACTGCAAACAACAGGGCTGCTGTAATAATGTCCATATAACACCTTTATTTTTTAGGTTTAACTTCCAGGATTTTCTGGATTGTCACCGAACCACCCACACCGTATTGCATCATGACCAGACGCTTGGCGCTCGTCTGGTCATTTGCGTTCACGGTAACAGTGAACTGTGTCTGTGGCTCGCCTTTCTTGTAGACGTAGCCTTTGATATCATATTGTTTCATTTGTTTCTCATCACTGTGACTTCCGCTACACGCTGCCAACGAGCTGGTTGGCTCTTACGCAAGTCTGCCAATTTAAGGGCAGTACGCAAGCTCATTTCGCGGAAACGTTTGGCGTTATCTCTCATAAAGTCCAAAATTTCTGTCTGGTGTTCCTGGGCCAGGTTATATCCTGAAAACAGTTTACCAGTCTGGGCAATCTGCACAATACGCAGATATTTATCATGCTCAGTGTCCAGCGTCAGATCAATGTAGTGGCAGCGGCTCTGCAAAGCGTTGAGATGATCCTGCAACTTCTTGCTGCGGATGTTCTCAAACTTCATGTTGGTGATAAAGATCACACCACCTTTGAAATCAAACTTGTTGGGGATGCCCTCGCGATGAAGCAGACGGCTGTCTGCGTTCCAGTGGATAGTACGCTTCTTGCCTGAGTCTAGGGCAGCTTTTAAAATATTGAGGCTGAGATCGTCCATCAATACGCTGTCACAATCGTCAAATACCAGCACACATCCAGTCTGGCTAAACTCATACAGCTTGGCATACAGACCCAGTGCTGTCATAGCACCTTTGACCACCTGATATTTGGTCTGACCGGCAACCTCGTCGATCAGGCTGGCTTCTTCCAG